ATTTATCTGTTTATTTGATTTTTCTAATGAAATTAATGAATTGTTCCTTCAAAAAGCTTTCCACATCATGCTTAGGCAATTTAGAAATTGACTTTTCAAACTTATCATAAAATTCTTGAAGCTCGCCGTTGTCCTTGAGAACATATTCCTTAGACTCTAGAATACCATTAACAAAAGCTTTTGGACACGATGGATCAGCCACGCAGTCAACTGCAATCAAGCGCATGTTATTAACTTTATTAACTCCATTTTCTTCTTTGAGCTCACCAAGAGCACGAGAAGACATTCCAACCTTGACACCGTCTTTAATAAGACATTCTACAATTTTACCTGAAGGTGTGGAAAGTACTTGTGATTTGCCAACAACAAAATTATCATTCATCTTCAAAGATGTGACAAGGTGACAGGCATTAGCTAAATTAACATCAGCGCTCTCGGGGTGATTGAGTTCACCCATGGCTCTCTTTGTGTTAACCATTTCACCAACATAGCGGCTCACTTCTCTCTCCATGTCATCTCTTGAATAAATGCGCTTGTTCTTATTGACCATCTCACACATCATGTAAGGTCCAGAAATGAAAAGCTTTGAAGGTTCTTTGTGATTTTTCTCTTCATAGATATACTCGAAGTCAGTATTATCTTGAGGGGTTTCAATAATTAAACGAAGAGCCATATTATTATTTATATCTTTCTGTTACTTTTTACTTAGTCCTAGTTCCTTTTCAGTCAAGATTAAAAATTTATAACCATGTTTATCGCACCATGTTTTAGCGGCTTTCCATTTAGATTGGTTCTGAATATACCTAAGATTCTCATATAAAACAGTCTGTTGCCGCTTTTTTCCTCTCTCTGGAACTTTGAGCTGACTTGATGGTTTGATTTCAATTATATACTTTACTTTTGTTTCACCCTCTTTAATGACTATTACACCATCTGTGTAGTATCTGTGCACTTTACCATCCACAGGATTTGTGTATGGTATGATGATTGCTTCACTTGCCCACTCCAGTATATTGTCGTTGTCATCACACCATCTAAAGAATTTTAATTCCCATCCAGATCTATAGACAGGATATGTCTTTCCAATATATTTTGATGCATTTTTTGGTTTAAACACACCCTGTCTGTATTTGTCGTCTTTTCTAAGAGGTAACATTTTATCCTACAAAGAACATGGGTGGATCTGCATCGCCAAACCCTGGAGGCCCTTCTTGCAGAGCAGTTTCCAGTTTTTCTTTTTCTGCTAAACCTTGTGAGAGAAGATCTGTTCCATTGATTTGACCTCCTCCAAAAAGACTTGTGCCTTGGTATTTGCCGCGGATATTGCCAACAGTGATCTTGCTTAATGCCAAAGCGTATTGATAAACCCAAGGCTCTTTAATAATATCTCTTAAAGCTCTTTCAACATAACATTTAATTGTACCCCAGAATTTTGATCCTGAACCGGGTGTTCTGGGTGGTGGGTACATGACCATGTATTGTGTTCTGTCATCAAATGTCAAATGTCTTCTCTGTGCTAACATCTTTTCACGATCTTTAAGCCAATTCTTAAGAACGTACCAGCTGATTAGATCAAAACCATAGTTGCCCATGGCGTAGCTAAAATATGTTTGTTGTGCTAATGTTTGTTCAATTGTGAAAAGAGTGTTTATACCGTCACTAGAGCCTTCTTCAAAATCAACAATGTCAATGACTTTTCTATAATCCATAATATCATAATCAAAGCTATTAACAAACTGCTCTTTACCACTATTGGATGAAGCAAGAAAATTACCTGAAAGTGCAGCATTAAAATTTATTACACTCAAATAATTGGTTGATGTTAGGATTTGATTTTTGAAGATACCGTCAACATAGGTTGCAGATAAGAGATTTGATGTAATAAATGTTGTGCCTGGTATGGAAGAAGTTGCAGCATAAACTGTGGGTTGTGCAGGGTTAATAACTTTATTGAAGTAAGGTGTAATACTAAAGAGCTCGTCTAACTTGAGGCCCTTGTTATCAACATAAAGGTCTGAATTAAAGACGAGATATTCTTCTGTGTATCCTGCAAATTTAGTAAACATTTCACAAGCAAGACTAATGTTTTCAAACAATTGATCATGATGTATTTCCACATTAACTAAAGGAGCTCCAAGAGCTCTCATAACTCGTTCGCTTAGACGTGAAAAAGAGGCGATTTTACTGTTAAGATTTGTACTTTGAAAAGCAGAAATCGGGGTTATCTCTGTACATGCCATTTAATTATTTATGTAGGCAATGCGGAAGCCCCGCCACCACCAGCAGATGTTTCAGGAGCAGCGGCAGCTGCACCTGTTTCACCAGCACCAGCACCTTCTGCACCGCCGGCTTCAGGTGTTTCAGGGGCAGGACCAAATGCAGGTGGTGTGCCAGCAGCCATGGATGCGCCACCAGCGGCTCCACCGCCACCAGCTTCAGCACCTGGAACAGTATCACCAGCTTCTCTCCAATTTGGCCCAGCATTTTCAATTTGAGCAAGCTCCCAGAGAAGTTCTTTATCTTTTCTGAGGAACTCCCTGTTGGCCATAATGTCGCTATCATGCCATCCAAGATATTTCTTTTGCGCATATGTCTTAGAAACAAGGTCGCTCTGTGTAATGTTATTGAAGTTTTCAAACTTGAGTTGGAATTTTTGATTCTCTCTTATCTCGTAGAAGTTTGTAGGTACATTAAAATTAATATCTAAATTTGATTCTTTTAGTTTAATCTTCTCAAGGATGCCTTTTAATTTGAGATGTGTAATAAAGCCTGGGGCAATACCAGCAGCAAATCTCTGCTGCAAGCGGATAACAAATCTAGCAAATTTTAATTCTTCTCTAAGAACATTTGCACCATCGTTGTACTGATCTTCAGGGTTAAGTCTGTTAACAGGTACTTTCAAGCTCTTGTAAAGTTTCTTGACAAAGTACATCAAGTCGGTGAGCTCACCAAGATTTTGCCCGCCGGGTAGGGAAGTAACTGTTGTGCCTTCGCTACCAGATCTTTTTGCAAACCAGAAACTGTCCAGCATTGATTGAGGATTGAACTTTTGTACTGTGGCGCCTTGATCATTATCATATGTTCTCTTGGACCAATAATTTGTCATTAGCTTGCGCAAGTAAGCTTCAGCTTTTGGTGGAGCCATGTTACCCACATCAACATTGAATACAAGACGCTCTGGTGCTCTGACCAATCGGTATATGACAATTGAATCTTCTATGAGTGATAATTGTCTGTAAGCTCTCCTGGCATTCTCAATGAAAGGCAGTCTTATGGTTTTTGACTCATTCCATATTCCAGAATTAACATATGTAACTTGATTAAGGTCCATGGGAACCATTTCAGTTTTAACAATCTTTCCAGGATTCTTAGAATCGTAAATGGGTTTTCTGAGCAAATATCCCTTGATGTTCATGTTTTGAACATTTTGATACACAGGGTCAATGGTATCAGAAGGTATTTGCAATATGCCTAGAACACCTTTGTCTTTGTGATCTTTGTGTACAATATGTTCCCAGTACAGCTCTGCATCAATAAGAAGATGCCTGCAATACTCCCATCCCTTGTTTTCAAGATCAAAAAAATCTATATACTTTTGAAATTCTTTTCTTATTTCATTCTTTTGTTGCTCAGAGAGTTCACAATCTCTGAACAGTACTTTTGCAACTTCACCGTTTTCATCTTTGTTAATAAATTCATCACAAATTTCATCTAATGCATCTGCCACTTCTGCAAATGCAGCCATGACTCTGTAATCCATGAGCCTTCTGCCTTTGTCAGGCTGAATGTTTGCATACATGAATTCATGAAAGTCTTTATTTTGTACAACATTGGCATACAAGTCTTCTGAATAAGTGGTTGTATTAGAAATAGATTGTCTTGACAAAGCATCATTATATTTGGTGCCTTGATCATAGAAGAGCTGATATTTTGGGTTGAGAGCATTAACTTTTGAGGCAACATCTACAGATTGATATGGAAGCTTAGAAGAGACAAACTTCATCAAGTCTCTGCCGAACGTAGATTCACGATTAGAGTCTGCCATATAGTATTATTTATGATACACTATAATATTAAAAGATCTATATGTTATCTCAAAGCAAAAGCTTCTTCAAATACCAGCTCTCTGTCTTCTCTATTGAGTCCAATCTTCACTGCATAAACAAGCAAATCATCTAATACTGAACATTTATAAACAGGTTTTTTATCTTTGTTAAGCACTACTTTAAAATTATAAAAATTGTTAATGTCTGCAATGTATGCTGTCATCTCGCTTGTTGCAGATGTCAGCAACACAGAATTTAATTGACCATACACAGGAACAACTCTGAACAAAGGCTGTTGATCGACGAGTTGTGTGATTTTAAATTTTTTTCTCTCTTGAGTTTTTTTGTTCATGAATATTAGGAATATTTGATAATGCTCTAATTCAGAGAAAACTACATATTGCTCATTTTCAAAACCTGAATATGTGTTTTCTTTCAATAATATATGTTCTCCAATTGTATCAAAATTATCATCCACTTCTACTTTGTACAAATCAAATATAGTAACAGGTGATTCAGACAAATTGTTGCTCTTGATGTAGCTAATGTATTTCTTGCCCTGTTCTTCAAAATACACAGGGTTGCATTCAATGTGTTCTTCAAAATCAAAAAGTTTTTTCTCTTGCTGTGTGTCCAGATTTTTAACATATATGGATTCAAATGTGAGTGTAACACCATCAAAAGACTCATATGTTTTTGTAGCATCACCTTTGGTGAACAGTAAAAACCTTTCATTATTTTTTCTAAAGAGATATGGTTGATGTGTTTTCATGGTGTTAGAAAGATCAGAACATCTACGCTGCCCCCTGGTGCAGAATAGTTTAATTTTGTGGTCAACAGTGGTTCATTGCCACCAAATTTATTTATGCCAATGTTGGTGCCAATGAGATTGGAGGAGAGTTTATATCTGCCTATGTAACGCCTCTCCACATACACATCTCTGATCACATCATATATTGGATTTGCTGGATTGAAGTCACCTGTTTTGGTGAAGAACTTCAAATTGGGATGAGCTGTAACAAACGGTGGCACATCATCACTGCTGTTGAACTCCACATCTGGTATTATGCCATTGCTTTTGTATGTGTCCTCACTGTCCCACCACCATGTGCTGGATGACCTGGCTACTTGACGTGGATTGTGGGTGTATGGTTCCCTCCAGAGCAGAGGTATGGAATTTGCATCATAGCCAATCACATCATATTGATTGGTGTACTGTGCTGCAACAAGCAGTGCACTGGGTGTGAAGCCTGCTGTGGTCAACCTGGGGTTGTTGTTTTTGGCACTCAAAGCATATCTCAAGTTAATAAAGCTAAAAGTATCTCCAAGAGCACCTGAACGAAACGCTTCATTAAAAGTGTTGAGAACAGGTGCAAACCCAGAAGAAAGTGCAGGGTTGCCCACAGTGAACCGGATTGAACCACCAGATAGAGAGCTGTAAAATTTTACCCTGTCATTGCCTTGATTGCCATTGTAAAGCACATCAACTGCTCTATATGTCTGCGGTACATCGTACTCACCAGTTGGATACTCCCATGTGGCAGGATCACCATTAAAAATCGTTTCATATCTTTGCAAGCCATTGCCCCAACCAAAATAATTTACTTGCTCATCTTGATAGTCTATATTCATTGCACCAGATGTGATGGGCAGAGGTTTGGGATTGTTTCTGATTCTTGGGGCAAACCCAGTACTGAATTTGTGTACATTCTCTTGATACTCAGGCCTATTCCAAACTGCTTCAGATCGCAACATGTACCCACCAAAACACAAGGCATCAGAAGGTGGTATGTTGGTTAAGATTAGGCTGTATGTGTAGCGGTCAAATTCAGAGTGTGTTGCAGAAAAAGGCATACTGTATGACACTACCAACTTATTGCTTGAGGAAGGAACAAACCAAGTTACCATGTTATCTCTGCTCACTGCATACTTGTTCACAGTAGTGAGTTGATTGCTTGCATTCATGCTTGACAGCGTGGTTAGAGTCACATAAAAAGTAGTTTCTGGGTTTGTTTTTGGTACAAACATTATTTTGCCTGAAATGCTGGGGTTGCTAGTCACTTTGTAATACCAGGAAGCATTAAAACTATGTGCTGGTACATGAAAATTTTTACGCAAATGTCGCATGTGATTGTACACACTTCCATAAGTTTTATTCCAGAAAAAATTAACATTGTTAGCATAAGAAGATATGTCCATGTAAATTTTGCTGCCATACACTCCTCTGAAAGGGTCATTGCCAAAAATAACTTCATTTTGCCTTCTGCACTGCATGTGTGTATCATTATATGCTGGGTATTGTGCATACCAAGCTGGTTCATAATCCCATGAAGGTGATGTGGGAATGGTGGCATCAAATGTTTTATAAATGGCTATGGCATTCTTATAGCTCAATTGTGTGCAATCAAATTCAACAGCTTTGCCATGTTCAAAGTGGGCCAACACATCTGCAGTTCTGCTGCCATTGAAATACAGATTTCTTCCATCGCGGTCATCAACTTTGATCACCTCTGAAATGCTTCTGTATTGTGCAGGATTAGTTGTGGACAGTGCTATAGGTGCATATGTGCCATTGTATGGATTGGCCTTGAGTATTATGTTGCCAGTTGCACCTGTCATGACCAATGGCCCGGGTTTGAAAGGTACAACTGTGGCATTGTTGACTCGGGGTGCACCAGGAACTACTGGACTTCTAACTGGAATTGCAGGGTTTGTAGGGAACAAAGTTGCAGGATCTGATGGTTTTGGTGTGTAAGCAGCGCCTGGATTGTTGTTAAAATTGTTGGCTGGGGCTGGCTGAATGTATCTGTCTGCAGTATCAGCTGAAGAGTTTGTTGCAAAATTATCACCATTGCTAGAGTTAGGAAAAGCATTCATCCTGGCCATGGAGACTGCTTGATTCACGTCTTCTCTGGTGTTGTTACGAAATCCAAAGTATGTTGATATGCCTCCTGATGCATAGGTCAGACCCAGGGCAGACCGGATGCCTGCAAAAATCCTTGAAATTCCTTGTGCTATGCCCATAAGGATTCCTGCTGCAGCTCTGTAAGCAGAACCGGCACAACCTGAGTAATTGGTGGGTGCAGTTGTAGTAGGGCTGTTGCCATCAATGGGGGGAATTCTGCCAGTGCCTGAGAAAACAGATTTGCCATTGTCGTCTGTTGCATTTGCATTGTAATTTGTTGCTGCAGGATCAGGAGATCCTGTGTTGCCAACAGCAGGTACTGGTACAAAAACTTGCCGTGGTGTTTCAGCTATATTTGGATTTGGTGAACTGTTGTCTGCAAAGATTCTTTGTATCAAACCAGCAATAGCACTGCCTGATTCGCCACCATTTGGTGGTACAACCTTGCCTGTAGTTTCTTTAGAAAGATCAAATAGGCGCTTTGCTTCTTCATATGCAGCTGCTTTTTCTCGGCTGAAAGGATCAGCAGCAGCTGCATACTCTTTATTTTGCATGTCAGTTTTGAGCTCTGGATCACCGGCGTCCAAGCCACGTGCAGCTGCCATTCTATTGCCAATAAGTCGTGCACTATATACAGGGTCACTCATATTATAATTTAGTTATGGTTACTACCTTTCCACTTAATGTGAGATAATTGAGATGATAATTTATAACAAACTGGTTTTGCCCATTCAGAGAATCGATAATTGCATAAGAGCTCACAGGCAAGCGGTAGCTTGTGACACATGGCAGCTGGGCAGTTGTACCTGTGTATTCAGACCGCACATTTAATAGCAGTTCATCATCCTTGTAACTGCCAAGAAAAAATTCATATTCATCTGCAGATACCATTAGAAATCTTGTGGCACTGGTCAATACAAATGTTGACACATTTTCAGTAGCTAAAACATTTATCTTGTTCCCTTTGCCAGGTCTTTCAGGGTTGAAATAATATGCCGCTGTAGCAGGTATTTGATAGGTGCATTTGAATTTTATGTATGTCAAGGCAGACGGCACAAATTTTGTTTTGTATTCATTGTAATTGTTCATTTGATTGCCCTGAATGAAGTATGTCAAGAAAGATGAAAGAGAGTTGTTGTTTGTATCTGCAACCAGGCTTAGATTTATCGGGTAACTGTTGGCAGCGCTTTGTATGAAGAAAATGGTTCCATGTTGCAGGGTTATTACAGGTGCTGCAGTATTGTTAATGTATATGTTGCCTTTTGAAGTATTAGTTACATATAAATCCATATCAGCATACACAGGAGCAATAACTTTGTAAGGTGATGCATATGTCACAGGAGCTGCAGCTGCATCGTCTTCAATCCTTATGCCGGCATAAGGACCATCATACATTGGCATATAGTATGTAGTATAAGGCATTACAGTATTACCTCCAAGTTATTGTCATTGAATAAATTTAATACACCATCAAACTCAGGAATATTTAATAATGGGAATACAGGAGCAGCACTTACAGATATTAAGTAATTTCTAGAGGATAGCTTTGTATACCCTGCATTGTTAATAAGAATAACATCTAAAGAGCAAATATCATTATTGTATACATTAACTTGTAGTCTGTTGCTGTCTGTAATAGTATAATTTTGCCATGGGTAACCAGAGAATGGTGGAAATGCAGTAGCAAGGGCAGTATTAGACGGAAAAAGGTTTACTGCACTTATATAAGGGAAAACAGAGGTGTCAGAAGCGCTCAAATAAACAGCATTTAGCTTGTTATAGAAATATCCCTCAAAAGCAAGACTTGCAGTTAACCCTGGAGCTACAGTTATAATATTCATCTTAGAGCTGGTAATCTATGTTTGTTATTTGTGGGAATCCTGATACACTAACTGTCTCAGTCATTGATATGATACCACCAGGAGGAGAAGCTGCATAATCTAAGGAGCTTAAAGTTTCATAATTAGAAATAATTCTGCTATTATAAAAATTAGCATCAATGTAGAATATGTTACCAACACTATCTTTTGAAGCTTGAAACAGCCATCCCTTGATAATGAATGTTGTGTCTCCTACAATGCGATATTTGTCAGATGCATTAATGTCTGTTGGGTAGCTGAGAGCAATATTTCCATCCCACAGAACTTCACTGCGAATTTCTTGCAGAGGTGATAATCCTTCTGCAGCTAAGTCTTGAGGCACTTTCCAAGATATAATGATGTAAGGATTGTTGTATGGAACAAAGTTGCTTATAATTTGATCCATGTCAGATTGAAACTTAGTTAATATGGACATGTTTATGCCAATATTAACTGGAATTGGTGAAGCGACAAAAGTACTCTTACTTTTTGCGCTAGTATCAGAAGTGCCTTTTGAAAAATAAAAGCCATTTAATTTATTAAAAACTCGATTCTCATCTCTACTCACACTTGTAATGTTTACGGCTACAACAGGTACTGTCAAGTTTTGTGCCTTGTTAACCAGGTCATACATTACTCTTTGTTTTGGAGAATAAACGTATCGCACCTGCAATAAATTCTGTGGTACTCTATTACTGTCATAACGTTTTATGATAATATTATCAAACGCAGTAACAAACTGAGTTATAAGATCTTTTATTTCAAAGTGAAATGTGATGTTTCTCACTCAATTATTTATTAAACTATCCTATCTATAAATGATTGAGGTAGTTTTGAGCGTGTTCTTTTGAGAGTGTTAACAATATTACCATCAAGGATATAGGTAGTAGAGAAATCATTTTTACTTCTTGTGGCTCTTCCGCATGCCTGTACCAGAGTATTGAGCATCTTATTCTCATACCAATCTTTATCCAAATCAAACATTTTCTTAATACGCTTAACAGAAAGTGGTGGAAAAGGAAGTTTCACAATAATCTGAAATCTTGCCAGATCATCTTTAAGATCAACACCATAAGAAAGAGATGGTGACATGAGAATGGTAGGAAAATCAGTATTATAATGTTCCTTGAGAATGGCTTCATTATTTGATGTTTCATCTCTAAAGAGAAACCTTTTATTTCCTCTTAGCTTGTCTCTCAATATGTTGGTGATCTCTTGGCTATGAGTATGAACGATACCTTTATCATTCTTGTGATGTTCTATGATTGTTTTTATTTGATCAGCTATCTCGGGTAAGAGCACTTTATAGTTCTTGTAGTTCAATTTGTTTTTTGATGATACATAGATAGGGGATTTATCGGGACTAAACTCGCTCTCCACCTCCACATATTCGTAATCTGTTATGCCAAGTGTTTTAGCAAAATTCTTATGATCAATAATTGTGGCAGACATGAGCAAAATATTGTCACCACAATCAAAAATGCTCTTTGAAAGTCTGTCGATCTTTAACGGAGTAAACACTGCTCGCTTAGAATCTCTGTCAATTATGAATTCACAATCTGTCCATAGTGTATCAACCATGAGAAGAGAGTTTGATAGGTTCTTAAGATACAGGAGCTTGATTCTGTCAGGTTGTGAGAATACATTTTGCTTTTTGATGGCTTTTGTTGACAGTGCATTGATCTTTTCACTCACACATAAGAGCAGATCACTTATCCACGCTCTTGCTTTGTCATAACTCTCTGTCGTTAAAGTTCTATGATTGATGCCATAGTTTTTGAGACGCTCATAATTAATCTCTGCTGAGAATTGTTTAACAAGCTCATCTTCAAGTTCACTTGCTTCATCACATATGATGAAATTTTTACGCTTGAGATGTTTGGGTAATGAGAGGAACATTTTATAGTTAAGTGCTGCAAAAGGGGAGAGCAGAGCTGTATTTCTTGCGTTGTAATATGGGCATCTGTTTGCTTTGCAGCAATCATCTTTTAAAGAACTCACAAATAAACAAGGCGCTGTCTCCACATCAAAATTTTGATCCACATCACAAATATAGTTTGTCTTGCCTTTCAAAAGATCAGTATCAGGAAATAGTGAGAGATATTGATCTTGTAGAGATTTGGTGATAGTTAAAGCAAATGTACCAAAGGGTGGCTGTGACATGCACTCAACTTCATTTACATAGTTGCCAGTATAATCTTGCTTGTAGGCACTATAGCTTTTAATCAGGTTGGTAAATTCTGCAGAAGGTTTTTGGCCAAGTCCTGATATGGTTTTAGAAAGAAAGCTTTTTCCAGATCCTGTAGGTGCACAAGCAATTACAAATTTTTTACCTTTATTAAAGGCATTTTCAACACTCTTAATGAGCTTAATTTGCTGTGGAGATGGACTATATTCTTTTGGAAAATGATTTAGATAGCGGCTGAACACAAGTTAATTATATACTACAAAATAGAATTATATATAAATTTTTAATAATAGTTTCTTATTGAAAATTTTGGATGTCTTTGACCCGCGGAAGATGCTTATATTATCTTCAATGTGAGGGTTGTTTTTGAAAAATGTATCTAATGTATAGTCAAAGATAAAGCCCGTATCAACTTTTTCAAAACTATATGGATAAGGAATTTCATACAGTATTTTC